AACAGGCTGTTCAGCAGGCGCTCCAGCAGGCCGGCATGGACTTGAAGGCGCGCGAAGTCGCGGTGAAGGAATTCGACGCCGAAACCAAGCGCATCGCGGCCGAGGCCGGGAAACTGGGCGTCACCTCCGGTATCGATCTGGAAATGCTCGACAAGCTGCTTGAGCATGATCAGGCATTACAGCCCGGTGGTGCACCTGGATTGCAGCCTGGGCCTGAGTCGGTGCCGCCTCCACAGGCTCCGGCACCACAACCTGCGCCAGCAGGCGCGTAAGGAGAGAGTGATTGGCTGACGAAGCGATGGCAATACGTTGGGATTTGTTGCCTTGGGCATATGGGCAAGGTCTCGATCTTGGGTGTGGAGACAGTCGTCCGCACGATTTCATGATCGGCGTGGATTGGAAGCCAGGCACTGGGCAGCGCGGACCTAATTTCATTGCAGACGTGACGAAGCCAGATGTTCGTAATATGGGCCTTTTCTCTGCAGAGAGCCAAGACTATATTTTCTCCTCGCACGTCCTGAATGAAGTGAGTGATGTGGGGGCTACGCTGAAATTGTGGTGGGAGAAAATCAAGCCTGACGGATACCTAATCCTGTTCCTGCCGATCACGGAACAGTGCAATCCGAAGGCGATTGTTGACCTGATGTTGCCGCTGCGGCCGTGGCAACCAGTAGACATGCGCACGAACGGGGACAAGTTCTTCCATGTCTATCGCAAGTGCGACAAGCCGTCACTTCTGGATCAGCCGAAGCCAGAAAAGATTTGCGCGGTCATGAAACTTGGCGCGCACGGGGATGCGCTGTGGGCTAGTTCGGTATTGCCGCATCTGAAGGATCAGGGCTATCACGTCGTCTTCTATTGTCAGGATACCGGAGAAGAAGTGCTGCGCCATGATCCGCACATTGATCAGATGATCAAGTTCGAGTCGCGTGTGCCGATTGACCAACTTGGCGAACTGTTCCGCTGGATGGAGCAGAAGTACGATGAGGCGCGCATTCTGGTGGAATGTGTGGAAGGCACGCTGTTGCCGGCGCCATCCAAGATTCAATATCATCATCCCATGGCTATTCGCTCGCGTATGTGCAACATAAATTACGTCGAGATGCATCACCTTGTTGCAAAGGTTCCGCTTGAACCGCGCGTGAAATTTTATCCAAACGATGACGAAAAAAGGTGGGCTAACTCTCTGCGCTCCACTTTGCAGCAGGATTTGATTATCATCGTTCCGAACGGCTCTAGTCTCACAAAGTACTGGCCATATGCGGCTGAGTTCGTGCGGCGCATTCTGGCAGAGCGAGAAAATCTTACGGTCGTCATGCTTGGAGATGAGCGCGGTTGTGTATTTGATGATCATCCGCGTTTTCTGAAACTTGGAATTTCACTTGATATTAGAAAAGCGATGACGTTTTGCCAACTGGCTGATGTTGTAATTGGGCAAGAAACAGGATTATTGAATTCTGTTTCTCATGAATCAGATATTTATAAGATCGTCCTTCTTTCTCATTCGTCAGTAGAAAATCTGACGAGGGATTGGCCTAACACCTATTCATTTCGCGAGATGCCGGAATGTGCCAGCACAACGAGTTGCCATCGCTTGCATTACGACTGGACGTACTGTAATAAAGACGAAAAAACAGGCTCTGCTATGTGCCAAAGTATGATACAATCTGATACCGTTATCAAAATAGTGAATGTGGTATTGGATGGGAAGGCGAGCAAACAATCTGCTTGGGAAGACATTCGGCAAGTGGCTTGTACTTGAAAGAAATTCCAGCGTAGGAGGTGCTGGAATAGGCGCCAAGTGGATTTGCCGATGCAAATGCGGAGTTGTGCGCAGCGTAGCAAGTTCGCCATTAATTGGAGGAAGGTCTAAACATTGTGGATGCTTGACTGCTTCGGCTGTGTCAAAAGCAAACTTCAAGCATGGCAAATGCTTTACCAGGGCATACCGCTCTTGGACGCAAATGTTGGGCCGCTGTTTCAATAAAAACAATAAGGATTTCCACAATTACGGCGCTCGCGGAATAACAGTCTGCGACCGTTGGCTGAAGTTCGAGAACTTCTACGCCGATATGGGCGATCCGCTTATTGGCATGACGATCAATAGAAAAAATAATGACGGCTATTACGAGCCAAAAAATTGTCATTGGGCAAGTAGCGAAGAGCAGTCAAATAATAAGCGAACAAATGTTTTCCTTGAATTCAAAGGCAAACGACTAACGATTGCTCAGTGGAGTAGGGAGATAGGAATACCTAGAAAGCGTTTGGAGCAACGAATTAGAAATGGATGGTCCCTGAAGAGGGCTTTATCCACATAGATTTTCGCTAGTCCCGCGATACAGGACACCAAGCAGCCGCCCTTATAGGCGGCTTTTTATTGGCCTAGATGAAGGAGCGTAAACATGAGTATCGGGCCAGATCGTGTTGTATTTCCTATCGACCTGATGACTGGGACATTTACCACCCAGATCACCACGCCGACCGGGACCGGCGTGACGCCCGGATTTCCGAACGGGGTCGAGTTGCCGCCTGGCAACAAGGTGGTCTCCGTGACGATTTCAGCGACGGCGACCATGTCGGTAAAGATTCAGAACTCGCTGGACAAGGCCAACTGGTTCGATGTCAGCACCTCGACCTCCGGCCAATCCGTACTCTACGAAGTGAACTCCGGCGTGCCGTTCTGGCGCATGAATATCACGGCATGGACTACGGCGCTTGGGACTTCCTGGTGCACCATTGCCCAACGGATGAGCGACTAACCGGAGGCGACCATGGCAGCACTCAAGTCAGTATCAATCATCGAGCAGAACGCCAACACCATTCAGGGCGTCTACTACGACACGGCGGTCTACGCGACCTCCGGCACTGGCGGCGTAGGTGTCAAATGGGGCCGCGATCTTACGCCACCGAGCGGCGCGTACGTGATCCTGGGGACACAAACATCCTCGAATCACTTCGTCGTTCTTGACCAATCCAACGCCACACACGGTGCGAGCGTGGTCATCAAGCGTAACTGTACGGCTCCAGGAACTTCGATTGTCACCGTGGTTACGGGCAGTTTCGCCGGGTCCACGGTAGGAATCATTGCATCAAGCGTCAACGGCCTCATCGAGACTCAGTTCGACGGCATCGCTGGCGTATGGCGTTAATCGTTAGCCCGCGATAAGGGTACCCGAATTCCGCATCCAATGCGACAAATGGAGATCACAGCATGAGTGCAGCACAGAAAGACCTGTCCTACTACCTGCAACACACGGACGAAATGCCGACCGATCCAAAGGAGATCGAAGCGCTGGCCAACGCACATATTGCGGCCGCGCTCGAATCCGGTGCCGATCAAGTCAGCGTGGATCGTTTCGTTGAACCAGACGACAAAGCGGCTTCGTCGCCCGCAGACACCAAGGTAGAGACGGAAGCAAAGCCAGCGGCGGAAACCAAGCCAGCGGATGACGCTAAACCAGCAGCCGAGGTAAAACCGGCCGAGGAAGCGAAACCTGCGGCAGAAGCCAAACCCGAAGGCATTCTCGCGAAAGACGGCAAGAACGTTATTCCTTATTCACAACTGGAATCTGCAAGGGAGCGCGCGAAGGCTGCAGAAGAGCTTGCGCGTGACCAGGCGGCTGAACTGGAGCGGTTGAAGGCGGAGAAAACGGCCGGGCAGGTGACGGCGGCGACCAACGTCTCGCAACTCACCGAAGAGGAACTGAAGGCACTCGAAGGCGATTCGCCGACCCTGGCGAAAGTCCTGCGGGCGCAGCAACAGACCATTCAACAGTTGAGCGGCGCCGTGCAGACCCTGACCGAACGGCAACAGAATCAGTTCGAGCAGGAAGTCGTCGAGGTCAAGGACGAAATCCAGAAGGCGATTGACGCCGTACCGACGTTGGCCGAATGGCAGACGGCGGAAGATCAGTCGATGTGGAAAAAGGCGGCATCGTTCGACCGGGTATTGCGGGAGCTTCCCGAATACAAGGACGTGGCTTTCGAAGACCGGTTCAAGAAGGTCGTGGAACTGACGCAGTCGGCATTGGGCCTTGAGTCCGAAACGCCGCCCGTGAATGAAGAAACGCCGGTCAGGCAGGCACCCACGCAGGAAGAGATAAAAGCGGCGGCTGCGGCAAAGCTGAAGGCAAAACCTTCGCTGCCGAGGTCGCTATCAGACATTCCGGGCGGTTCGCCTCCGGTTGCCGATGAACGAGAACGGGTAGAGGGAATGTCCTCGACCGAACTCGGCGGCAAGTTCCTCAGCATGACGAGAGAACAACTGGACGCCTATCTGTCAAATTTGTGACCGTCCAGATTTAGCCAAGGAGAGCCATTATGGCTACCAATATCCCTTATGGGTCAGCACTGGCCCGGAAGGTGTACGGAGCCGCGTTGTTTGCCGCCGTTCAGATCGAGCCGGGTTTCATGAACCTGCTCACCGGGCCGGCGCCCAAGCAGGCGGAAGCAGAGGCGAAGTTGAAGGGTCAGACCTCCGCTGAATACCCGATCGTGCGCGTAACGGACCTCTCCAAGGGTGCTGGCGCCAGCGTATCGGTGGACCTGTTCAACAACCTGACTGGCAAGCCCGTGATGGGTGACAAGCGTATCGCCGGCAAGTTGATGAGCCTGACCTACTCGTCCATGGACGTGCAGATCAACCAGTATCGCGGCGGCGCTGACGCGGGCGGCAAGATGACCCAACAGCGTACCGTGTGGAATCTGCGCGGCATCGCGATGGCGGGACTGACCAACTGGTCCGGCCGGTTGGAAGACCAACTGTGCCTGGTGGCACTCGCAGGGCAACGCGGTTCGCAGAACACCAGCGACTGGGTGATTCCGCTGTCAACCGACTCGGACTTCAGCACCATCATGG